TCCCACGGTCATATAGGGGTATATCAGAGCGCGGCCTCAGATCAAAAAGTTTGGCTTGAACATCAGTCTTCAACGCCAAGCTATTCTGATAATCTGGCCAATTTCTTAAAGTCAATGCTTTCTCCCCTAGATGATATGGCGCGGAAAATTGGCCGGACGGGTTTGTCCGTTGCGCCGGTCGGTGTGAGAAATTTAGACCCAAGAAAACTCCCTAAGGAAAGCCCACAGGGTGGTTCAGATGCGGGCGGGTTCTATGCCGTGCATGGGCATGTCGCGCCGGCGCGGGGGTCGAACTATTCGACGTCCAGGGGGTGGGCGAGCGAGGAGGCTGCGCAGGTTCGACGTTCTGTTCAATTGGAGCGGACAAGTGGGTTAGCTTTCAATGCTTCGGCCGCGGCGGACCAATCACCAGAGCTGAAATCCATTAGATGCGTGAGTGACGTTGCGGATGAATTGGGCCACGCGCAGTTGTTGGCTATTGGTGGTCATCGTTATACCGCCCGACAGGAGAGTACGGTCGGCAGCATTGCTCCGATCGGCCGCGTCGCTGGGAGGCGCGGTACAGTGCCAAACCAAATGTCCATGCCCGCGCGCCTTGAAGCGAGGGCGGTTGAGTTCGGGAGTAAGACCAAAAATAATCTAGATGAGGCTGCCGCGACGGTCGAACAGGACATCACGCAAGCGCCGGCTTTTGCGACCGCAGAGGTTTCGCGTTTTGGTCCGGCAATAGAAGCGTTTTTTCTTCGTCAGGCGCGGTTGCCGCCTTCGGGTGCTACCGGGTTCGATCCGAAAATCACACCGCTCTGGGCAGGGCTAAAACTGCCCGTTTGAGGTTTTTATGAGCAATGTAATTCTGACCCTGGGCGGCGTGCCGTTCCGGGATATGGAAGTGCCGGAAAAAATTTCGTTTGGCGGCCAGCAGCGCGTGGCTGTGCAAAATCTCATCGGCGGGGGCCGGGTGGTGGAAGCGCTGGGCCTCGATGACGGAAAAATTTCATTTACGGGGATCTTCTCCGGCAGCGATGCGGTGGGCCGGGCGCAGTTGCTCGATGCTGCCCGCGCTTTGGGTTCCGCTTTGCCGCTGGTTTGGGACGGGTTTTTCTACACCGTCATCATTGAGGAATTTTCGGCGGAATACCGCAAGGCAAATCTCATCCCGTTCGGTGTTTCCTGCGTGGTGGTGAGCGATCCCTTGGCATCGCTCGCCGCGATGGTGGCGCCGGTTGCCAATCTCATCGGCAATGATTTGAGCCTCGCGAGTGCGCTTAGCGGTCAGGCGGGGGTGTCTCTGGAAGGGCTGAGTGCGACAAGTCTTGCTGGATTTTCCGTGGTGCAGGGTGCGCTGAATACGGCAATGGGTGGGGGCGGCATGATGTTGAACACGGCAGTATCGGCGCTGAATAATGCGGCGGATGCAAGTTCCGGCGTTGCGGCACTGGGCCAGTTAAGTGGCGTGTCATCACAGTTGGCGGCGCTGAGTGGCATGAGGAGTTATGTCGGCCGTGCGGCAAGCAATCTGGCGGGGGAGTTGTTGTGAGCAATCAGATCATCACGGTTGCGGGCGGCAATCTTTTCGCTCTGGCAGCGCAATATCTCAATGATGCAACACAATGGATCCGCATTGCGCGGGCGAATAACCTGTCCGACCCTGTGCTGCAGGGGGTGATTACGCTGGTGATCCCGCCGGTGGACGCATCGCAAGGAGGTGGCATTGCCACTTGAACAACCGCAATTGCGCCCCAGCATCGGCGGCGTACCGGTGCCGGGTGCGGTGTCGCTTGAAATAGACGCGGTGGGGTATTTTTCCGCCGCCAGGTTTCGCATTGGCTTTGCCCTCGGGGCGGGTCCTTCAACGACCATTGGCTATTTTTCCGGCCTTGGGTTGCAAACGATCACCATTGAAGCGGCGCTGAACGGATTTGGGTATGTTACCCTGTTGACCGGGCAGATTGATAATATTTTGGTTGATCTGTTGACAAATTCGGTCGTGTTGAGTGGCCGGGATTTGTCGGCGCGATTGATTGATGCGGAGATTTCTGAGACTTTTGCCAACCAGACGGCAAGCCAGATCGCCACGTCCATTGCTGGACGCCATCAGCTTGCGGCCAATGTTACGGCCACTTCCACGCCGGTGGGGCAGTATTACGAACTCGACCATGCGCGCAATGCCCTGGGGGTGTACGCGAGTGCGACGACGGAATGGAATTTGCTGACCCTTTTGGCGCAGGCAGAAAATTTTGCGTTATCGGTGACGGGGACGACGTTAAATTTTGGGCCGCCGCAACCTGGTGTGGCCGTGGCCGTAACGCGGCAGAATTTTATTGGGCTTTCGTTCGATGTGGCGGCCAGCCTGCCCACCGGCACCACGGTAAAGTCCTGGAACAGCCGGAACAAGATGACGGTGAGCGGCACCGCCGGCAGCGGCGCGAACACCACGCTCATCCGGCCCAACCTGACCGCCGCGCAGGCGCAGACGATGGCGGAAAACCATCTCGCCACGCTGGGCGGGCATGGCACGCTTCTCACCGGCACGATGCCCGCCGATGTGACCTTGATGCCGGGGATGCAACTGGCCTTCAGCGGCACGAACTCGCCGTTTGACCAGACCTACACGGTTACCTCGGTGTCTCGGTCGTTGCGGGGGCGTTCGGGATTTATCCAAACCGTCCGGGCCAACGCGGTGCCTTCTTAAAGGGAATAACATGGATCAGTTCTGGAATTTGGTGAAGGCTCATGCCGGTGGGCTGGACGGGCTTGCGGGTGTCGCGCGTTTTGGCCTGGTGTCCAGCTTCGATCCCTCCGCCTATGCCGCGCGCGTGCTGATCCAGCCGGAGAATGTGCTGAGCGGCTGGCTGCCGATCCTCTCCACCTGGGTGGGCGCGGGCTGGGGCTTGGCCGCGCCGCTCACGCCGGGCACGCAGGTCCTGGTGATCTCCCAGGAAAACGACGCCGAGCAGGGCGTCATCCTCGGCGCGGTGTGGTCGGCGGTGGATAAGCCGCTGGCGGCGCCTGCGGGCGAGTTATGGCTACAACATCAGACCGGGAGTTTCCTGAAATTGCATAATGATGGGACGATTGCGCTACAGGCGCCGACGGTGAACATCACCGGTAATTTGGTGGTAACGGGAGATATTTCTGACCAGAACGGTGCGCATAGCACGCTGGCGGCGTTGCGGAATGCGCACGACACGCACACGCATAAAGACCCGCAAGGCGGCGTCTCCGGCCTGCCCTCGGTGACGGTATAATGCCCGACCTGGTCTTGCAGTTTGGCGGCGACCTCGCCGTCGGCCCCACGGGCGATCTGCTGCTGGCGGATGGCGCGGCGCTGACCCAGCAGCGCGTGCTGCGCCGCCTGCTCACCAACCCCGGCGATTATATCTGGCAGCTCAGCTACGGCGCCGGGCTCGGTCAGTATGTTGGCCAGCCCGGCGCACCTGCCGCCATCAGCGGCGTGGCGCGCGCGCAGATGTTGCTGGAGGCCAGGGTGGCGGTCACGCCCGCACCGGTGATCGGCACGGTGGCCGGCGACGACGGCACCGTGACCTTGTCGCTGAACTACACCGACGCGGCCACGAATCAGACTTCCCTCCTCACCTTTTCCCTGTAGGTCCCCATGCAATTATCGCTACAGAATTTCTCCACCCTGGTGGAGGGAATGGCCGCGTCTGTGCAAAGCGCCGCCACAAGTCTGCTGGACCTTACCGTTGGCTCGGTCCTGCGCGCGATCCTGGAGGCCAACGCCTCACTCGCCCTTTGGCTGCAATGGCTGATCGTGCAGGTGTTGGCGACGACGCGCCTGGCGACCAGCTCGGGCACTGATTGCGACAGTTTCGGCGCTGATTTCGGCTTCGCCCGGCTGCCCGCGGTGGCGGCTTCGGGCCAGGTGACATTCGCGCGTTTCACGCCGAGCATCGCGGCGTTCATTTCGGTGGGCACGGTGGTCTCGACCACCGCCAACACGCAGAGTTTCTGGGTGGTGGCGGACACCACCAACCCGGCCTACAGCGCCGCCAGCAACGGCTTCACGCTGGCGGCGGGTGTCGCCGGGCTGAACGTCACCGTGGTGGCCAATGTGGCGGGCAGCGCGGGGAATGTGCAGCCTGGCGCCATCAGCCTGCTCAGCTCCGCCGTCTCCGGCGTGGACACGGTGACCAATGCAAATGCGCTGTCCAACGGTATCGACGCGGAAAGCGATACCGCCTTTCGTGCCCGTTTCGGCAACTACCTCGCCAGCCTGTCCCGAGCCACGGATATTGCCATCGGCTCCGCCATCACCGCCATCCAGCAGGGGCTGAGCTACGCCATCAACGAGAACGTCAACCAGGCGGACGCCCCGCAGATGGGCTATTTCGTCGTCACCGTGGATGACGGCTCGGGCAATCCCCCGGCCAGCCTGCTCAGCGCCGTACAGATGGCGGTGAATGCCGTCCGCCCGGTGGGAACGAGCTTCGCGGTGCAGGGCCCGGTGGTTGCTTCAGCCAATGTCGCGGTCACGCTCCTCACTGCCACGGGAACGTCGCACACCGCCGCCGTGGCGGCCGTGGCCACCGCGATTGATGCCTACATCGCCAGCCTGCCGGTGGGCGCCACGCTGAGCTACACACGGCTTGCGCAGTTGGCCTACGACGCCTCCAGCGCCGTCACCAACCTCTCCGGCCTGCTGCTGAATGGCGGGGCGGTGGATCTGGTGCCGCCGGTCTTCGGCGTGGTCCGCGCCGGCACCGTGACGGTGGGCTGAGCCATGACCGGCGATACCCAAGACATGCTGGCGCGGCTGAAACTGGTCCTGCCCGCGCGCTGGTTCTCCGACACCGCGCCCATCCGCGACGCCCTGCTCACCGGCCTGGCCAGCGCCTGGAGCGGCTTATACGCGCTGCTCACCTTCGTGCAGTCGCAAACCCGCATTGCCACCGCGAGCGGCATATTCCTGGATATTGCCGCCACGGATTACCTCGGCAACACCCTGCCGCGCCGTGCCGGGGAGGCCGATGCCGCCTTCAGCACGCGCATCCGCCAGAACCTCATCCAGCCCCGCGCCACCCGCGCCGGCCTGGTGCAGGCGCTGGTCGATCTCACCGGCCGCACGCCGGTGATCTTCGAGCCGCTGAATGCCACCGATACCGGCGGCTACAACGTCAATCTCGGCTACAACACGCTGGGCGGCTACGGCAGCATGAACCTGCCCTACCAGTTTTTTCTCACCGCCTACCGCCCTAACGACACGCCGGTGAGCAACGCCGGCGGCTACAGCACCGGCCCCGGCGGCTATGGCGCCGCGCCGATGTTCTACGCCGACAGCTCCGAATTTTCCGGCACGGTGAGCGATGCCGAAATCTACGCCGCCGTGGCGGCGGTGTTGCCCACCTGCGCCATCGCCTGGACGCAAATCTCCAACTGAGGATCATTCATGGACCGTAACATTGTCTATCCCGGGAGCATCCCGCTGGATACGGATATTCTGCACCCCAACCGCAGCGCCATGGTGGGCATCGCCGCCCTCACGGCGGCCACGCTCGGCAGCGGCATCGTGGCGGATGGCCTGGCCTGCACGCCCACCTCGCCTGCTTCGCTCACCGTGAGCGTCGCTCCCGGCAGCATCACGCAGCTCTCGTCGTTGGACGCTTCGGCTTACGGCTCCCTGGCGGCGGATGTCACGGATCAGATCGTCAAAACCGGCATTAACCTACAGGCGACGAGCTTTACCCTGACCGCGCCCACCAGCTCCGGCCAGTCGGTGAACTACCTCATCGAGGCGGCGTTCTCCGAGACCGACACCAACGCGGTGGTGTTGCCGTATGTGAACGCTGCCAACCCCAGCCTGCCGTATTCCGGGCCAAACAATGCGGGCACGGCGCAGAACACGCTACGCATTCAGCGCGTGCAGCTGCAGCTCAAACCCGGCGTTGCGGCATCCTCGGGCGCGCAGACCACCCCGGCGGTGGATAGCGGCTGGGTCGGGCTGTACGTTATCACGGTGAATTACGGCCAGTCGGCGATTACGGCGGCTAATATCAGCGTGGCGGCGGGCGCACCGTTCCTGGCTTACAAATTGCCCGCGCTGCGCCCTGGCTTCTCCAACATGCAGGTCTTCACCGCCTCCGGCACGTTTACCGTGCCCAACGGCGTGACCTCGGCCCGCGTTACGGTCATCGGCGGCGGTGGCGCCGGCGGGTATCACAGCACCATGCCGGGCGGCGGTGGCGGCGCTGGCGGACGGGCTTACGGTGTTGTGACCAATCTCACGCCGGGCCAGAGCATCGCCGTCACCGTCGGCGCTGGCGGCGCCGCACCTGCCAGCCCCGCCCAGGGGCCTGCCGGCGGTACGTCCAGCTTCGGCACGTACATGTCGGCCAATGGCGGCGTCGGCGGCGGCGGCGGCACGGCGGCGTTTTATGCCAATGCCGGTGGCGCTGGCGGCACGGCTTCCGGTGGCCAGGTGAATACCGTTGGTTCGTACGGCACGGATTCCATCACGGTTGCCTGCCGCGGCGGCGACGGCGGCGGCCCGGCGAATGCCCGTGGCGTCAGCGGGCCTGAGCCCGGCCTCGCGGCGCCCGGCTATGGCGGCGGCGGCGGCGGCGGCGGCACCACCACGGGCAGCAGCCCGGCGGGCTACCCCGGCGGCGCTGGCGGCGCCGGTCTTGTCACGGTTGAATATTAGGAGCGCCCAGCATGACCACACCGGCCAGCCATTTATGGCGTCCGTCGAATGCGCGCTACGTGCAGATTGACGGCTTTGTCCCCACCCCGCGCGGGCCCCAAGTGCCGCCGCCCAAACCGCTGGCCTGGCCGGCGAAAGACCCGGGCGACACGCTGGACTATGTCTTCGACATCTCCCCCGCGCTGACCGCCAACCCCGGCGATACGATCAGCACGTTGGACGTCGCCATCAGCCCGGATAATCTTGGCGATCTCACTTTGTCCTCCGCCTCCGCCGACGGCCCGCGCGCGGTGCTGTGGCTGACCGGCGGCCAGACGCTGACGACCTACAGCGTCACCCTCACCCTCACCACCACGGGCGGGCGCACTTTGGCGCGCAGCGTGGCGTTGCCGGTGGTGACACTAGCCACCGTGCAGCCCGCGGCCAATTCGCTGACCACCCCGGCAGGCCAGGCCCTGACCGGCCCGACTGGCACCCCCCTGACCATTAGTTGAGGTTCATCCCCCATGCCGACAATCGGACAATTGCCTCAGGCGACTTCGGTCTCCGACACCGACGAACTGCCCATTTTCCAGAATGGGCAAACCCTGGCCGCCACGCGCGCACAGGTTTTGGCCGGGGTGCAGAGCACCCTAACCCTGCCGCAGAACACCCTGCTGGGCGGCGTCGGCCCCGGCACGACCACGCCGGTGCCGATCACTGTCGGCGCCAATCTCAGCATCTCCGGGAGCACCTTGTCCGCCACCGCGTCGCCCTTTGAGATCGCCTCGCTCGCCACCGGCACGCCGCCGGGGGCCAGCGACATCGTCCCGCTCGGCCAGTCCGGCGCAAATGTGGGGGTCTCCTACGCCAACTTCCTGGGCGCGATGGGCGAGGTGCCCGGCCTGCCCGGCGGTGCGCTCACCGCCACGGCCAGCGGCGCCACCACCGCGCGCACTCTCGCCGCCCTCGCGGGCAACGCCGTCGCCATCGAGGATTTCGGCGCCAAGGGCGACGGCGTCACCGATGACAGCGCCGCCCTCCTGGCTGCTGTTGCCAGCGGTGCGCCCGTGCGTTTCAGCGCCAAAACCTACGCCATCGCCGGTGAGTGCGACATTTCCGGCGCCTCCTGCACCTTGCTGGGCGTTCCGGGCCTGACCATCCTCACCCGACCCGCGCAGTCCAAGATCGGCACCTCCGTCGCGGCCACCTGGATCAGCCTCGCCGCCACCAATTTGTTCATCGACGGCATCATCTTCGACGCCAACACCGCCGTCACCGCCAACACCTTTGCCGTTTTCGTCCAGCCCTCCTGCACAAAATCGCTGATCACGCGCTGCGTCTTCCGCAACGCCGTAGGTTCCTCCAACGGCTGCGGCCTGACCTTCCTGGACAGCGACCCGGTCATCACCCAGCATCACGTGGATAACTGCGAGTTCACCGGCAACACCTCGCACGGGCTTTACGCCAGGGCGGTGGACGCGCTCAGCATCACCCATTGCCGCGCGCACGACAACGGCTCCGATGGTATTCATATCGACAGCGAAGATTCGAGCTTCGCCCTGAAAATCCGCGAGCTGCAGATTCTCGGCAACACCTGCTGGAACAATAGCTGCGGCATCATCGCCGGCAACTTCAACGCCACCAACATCAACACCCAGCCCTTCACCTACGGCAACGCCAATCCGGACGTCCTCGGCGCGGTGATCTCCGGCAATAACTGCTATACCAACCGCAACTACGGAATTTACATCTCGGGCCGCAACATCCTGGTCTCGGGCAATCTCTGCACCAATAACAGCTCCATCGCCGCCAGCGGTGCGGGCATTCTCTGCGACACCGGCTACTGCAAAATCACCGGCAACATGATCAGCGGCGCCTCGGCCTTCGGCATCGATTGCGGCGGCTCGATTTATACCGAGGTCGACAACAACTACATCAACGGCGCCTATATCGGCCTCAACATCGGCGGCGGCCAATATTGCACCGCGCGGGCGAATTTCATTCAGGACAGCACGGCAATCTCCCTGGCCGTGCAGAATGTGGAAGCCGACGGCAGCGGCGACAATTTCGGCCTCGCCTGCACCGGCCTCTCGATCATCGGCAACTGGATCAATTACAGCGGCAGCGTCCTCGGCATCATGATCCGCGACGGCGCGCAGAATATTCTCATTGAGGACAACATCATCGTCGGCGATGCTGGCGCCAACCTCACCAATGCGCTCTCGGCCTACACAAACTCCGCCACCATCCGGGGTAACCTGCTCAACTTCACCTCGCGCTGGCCGGTTAATCCGGTAACCCTCAACGGCGCCGGCACGCTCATCGTGCCGGACCTCGTCGATGCCGTGAGCGTCTCGCAATCCACCGCCACGGTCGCCAGCATCATCACGGCACAGGGCAGCGCCGCAACGGGTCTGGTCACCTTCATCCTGGTGACCAATGGCGGCTCCGGCTACACCAGCGCTACTGTCACCATCTCCGGCACCGGCACGGGGGCCACCGCCCAGGCCTGGCTCTCCGGCGGTAAGGTCATCGGCATCCAGATGACCAGTTTCGGCTCCGGTTACACCA